ACGCCTTTAAGTGAGTTCTCGAATTTCGTTGTATTACCGTATATCTCGACCTCAAATGTTGCATTATTTGCCATTACATACCCTTTCTTTTACGCCTTTTCTCTTTTTCTTTTTCCTCTTTCTTCTTCTCTGCAATAAGTTCGATTATTTTATAAACAAGTTCTAGCTCCATTTCCATGAACTGTGTTATATCAATTTCATTATTGCCTAAAATAGTCAAAAGTTCTAAAGTTTTATTTCCCTTTACAGTATCTTTCTTTTTCTTAATCAATGAACTAGAAGAAAAGAAGACTGTATCGTCTTCCGTTTCCTCTTTTTCTTTAATAAAAACAGTTTTACAGAAGATGTTAATTAACTCGTTAGTCGTAGGAAGCACTGTTTTGTCGTCTAAGGCGTTTTGCGTTCCTCCGTTACAATCTACCCAAAGTATCAATAACTTGTCTGTAAAGCTCTCCATTTGCTCTGTAAAGTCATCAGGAATATATCCAGCGACAAAAGAATTTTGTAGGTCTGCAAAGTCTTTCAAATCTGTAATAAAGTCTGAACCAGTTAGTTCTAAGTATCTAATTGCATGTTTTAAAATCATTTACAGTCCTTTCAGCTCATTAAACTTCTTTCTGCCACAATTCGACAAGTTCTTTAAGCCCTTTACCGTCAGTATCGAACTCAAAGCTAGAACGGAAGTCAGAGAAGTCACTTTTGGCTTTTACAATGTTATCTTGAAAAAGAGCCAAGTATAGACCATATTGAACGAACTCCATTAGGTCAGTAATTTCTCCGTCTTCTTTTTTAAGTTCCGTATCCATTGCTTTTTGTTGCTGAAAAAGGTCTTTACCTGTAATCATTTTAAATTTACGTGCTGTGCTTAATTGTTTTGCCATTTTGTTTTATATTCCTTTACTTAGTTATTTTTTAGTCTGCGGTAACATCTTCATATCCACCAGCTAGAACTGTGTCAGGTTGCATGATGAACAAGCCGGCTTCCATTTTCTTAGCAAAGTCTTTTGCTTGGTCTCCCCAAATTTCGTACTCAATAGCAGGTACTTTTTTATCGCCATTCAAATAAATATCTGACTCGGTCGCTTGTACTTTCAAAGTCCATTGGATAGGGTCTACACCGTCTACTGAATCTGTTTCTGATTCTTTTGTTGCTTCTGCTGTTGGTCTCAAATTTGGATAAACGACCACACGGTAACCGTCAATAAATTCTCCTGTAACTTTATCACGTTTGCGCCCTTTGATAAGGTACTGAACACATTTCGGTTTCCAATTACCGGTAGGAGACCAACCCAAGCCGTTTGCTGTTCTTTGTTGACCTAAAATGTCTTCTTTAAGCGCTTGGTCTGTTTGAATGAATACCATTTCGCCTTGAAGTAATGTAGCGCCTTTTTTAATTCCATGGTCTGGTACGTCATCAGCTGGATAGCTATTAGTTTCCGCTTGGTCTTCCATTGAGCCAACTGACACTAAACCAGTTACAATTTTATGGTTAGTGAACTCTGGTTTTCCGCTACTTCCCTTAGCCATATCAGCTACGATTAGAGCTTCATTACCGAAGAAAATCTCGCGTGAGTTATAATCTAATTTCATTTTTTATTTTCCTTTTTATTTTTTATGCAGTGCGTTTCCAATAATATATTGTTGTTGAACCAATTACTGCTGAACCGATATTTTCCCATTTTCCTGTAGAATACCCTGATGACGAACTTGAAGTGTTTGTGACTACCGAGCCAACTGGGTGAGCTTGAGCATAATCTATACCCATGACCGCAGGCTTAAGTAAGCCAGTTGCCCTATCAATTGATACTAGCCCCATTGGTAACCAATTGTAATCAGAACTTTTCTTATTAGGTTTAATGCTATTACTAAAACCTACATACTTCGGATAGTCTGCAACCGTGACTTCTCTAGCTGAGGGCATGTATGGAGTAGCGGTTGAACTCTCTTCCCACTTATGACCAGCAGTCCATATTGCTGGATTTGTACCAAGTGCTGAAATATTATAGCTTATAGCGATTTGATCGCCTACTTTTATATCTTTAGTTGAAAAAGTAATTGAATCTCTTGTCCAACTAAAAGCAGAATCCCAAGTTTTTTCTAGGCTATGCTTTTCTACCCCATTAATAATTACAACTCTTACAAATTTAGTGCCTATACCAGCCCCTTTAACAAAACTAGAAAATGTGTAATCGGAATTTTTGGAAACTGTAAATATTTTAAAAATACCGCCCCATGCATCTGTTCGTTTTTTAACCGTCAAGCCTTTATATGTTCCGTCATCAGTCGAAAGTTCTGAATATATCCACTGACCACTAAAATCTTTAGTACCGTCTATCAAGTTCAAGTTAGGATAAACAGTGGTGAAATCGTCCGTTCCGTCTGCGCTGTTGGCATAGGCAATTGTGTTTATAACTCCGTCACTTGTTGAAGTACCACCGTTAGCAATAGGAAGCACACCCGTAACTCCAATATCAGTTACATCAGAAGAACCGTCAAAATCTTTCGGTGATGAAGATTGAAGATTTACCCCAAGTTTTCTAGCTGTAGCCAATTTACTTGCACTAACTGCATTGCTATTAAGTGGTAAACTGTTCGCTTGGGCTTCGGTAGCCTTTGCCATTGCATTTTTGGCTTCACTTTCAGCTTTATTCGCTGTTTCTTGGGCAGTTGTTACATTTTTATTTGTTGTTGATAAATCTGATTGTTCAGCTTTTGTTGAAATCGCAATACCTTGTTTTTCAACGGTAGCTTGTAAGTTGTCTAAATCCGTTTGATTGGCTTTTGTTGAAACAGCTGCTGATTGATTATTGACAGTATGTTGTAAACTTTCTAAATCAGTTTGATTAGCTTTAGGGGAGTAATCCCCGTTACTCATAAGAGAAATATTACTTGTTAAAACCTTTACTGAATTTATTAGTTCAACTAATTCTGATTCACTGGCGTTACTTGCGATTGCGTCTAATAGCGATTTTATGGTAACTAAATTTTCAGGACTAATACCAAATGCTTCTACTTCATTTTTTAGCTCTGTCATTGCACTTTGTAAGCTAGTCATATCAGCTAGATTCGCTTTAAGCTCAATATTGCTCTTGTTTGAATCAGTTTGAGCATGCAAGTCATTCAACTCGCTACGCAGTACTTGTGGCATTTTTTCTAATAATAATTTCGTAAAATCATCAATATTATTATTTATTTTTTGAGCTAAAACAGAAACAGTAGAACTGTCTGATATAAATGTAAGCTTCTTACTGACAATAACTTGCTCTTTATCTTTATTGAGAAGTATTAAGTTCGCTTCAATAACTCCTGTCGCTGTCATTTCGGTAGGAATTACCAAAATAAACTCTCCCTTAGCTAAGTCCTTAGGAGGGATCATAACAAAACCAGAATTACTACTATTAGTGTATTGATATGTAAGTTTTAATGAATGACCTGTCAAATCAATTTCAACTCCATTATCAACTATTTTAATCAGCAACGTTCTAGCATTGACATCGCCTTGCATTATTTGTATTGGTTGAGGGAAATCTTTATTAACCGTATCCCATATAATCGTTCTATTTCTAAAATTATCTAAACTCATTAAAAAATACCATTATTGTTAATTTCAATCAAATGTAATTAAGCCACTTTCTACTTTTATAATTTCATTGAATTAGCATAATTAGCGCCCTTTTTCAATGTTGTTTTAACGTCTTGCATACCCTTTTTTTCAACTAAGAAGTACATACCATGATAGCCGCTAGAATAATTAGCCCTAGTACCTGCGTTTACTACTACTTTATCGCCTTTTTTAACTTGTTTTAAGTTACTTGACAATTGGCCTGTATTTTGGTATCTAGCATAAGTATAGGTATGACCGTGGCTTCTAATTAATCTAGTTCTTCGGCTTGCGCTATTTGCCTTCGCCTTAAACTCTGCTTCAAACCAATCGCCCATGCGTTCTGTTACTTTCGATTGCATTTCTTTAGCTATGCTTGCTGTATTAAGTAAATTCATTGCCATGCTTGACCACCTGCGCCACAAGGTAAATAAACAGTACCAGTATAATTGTACAAATGACTGTTTTCTGACCAGTTCGTCATATTCCAACCGTTTTGCAAAACATCTCCGACTAGTCCGACAAGTTCATCGTCAACATCTTTAACAGATAAAACAACTTGATAATAGTAACCCATGACAAAGCTCGTATTATCCATTTTAAGCACCTTTGAGTC